AGTGCAGTCTCGTCATCAAAAGGCATCTGCACTTTATACTCACGTTGACTCAATGAAGTCATAACAATCTCCTTATTATTTGCGTAATAAGGCTTGCTCAGCGTTGCCCAGCGAGAGACTATCTCACCAGTAATCGGATTCTGCCATTGAATCTGACGGTTACAAAGCTCCATTTTTCCACGAAGAAAAATCTCATCATTTGGTTCTATCTCAGTTACCAGCCATTTGCAATTGTAGCAATCAACAATATCACCAAGATTCAAAGAATCACCGGGATAAGCCCAGATCTTTTTCTCCTTGACTATACTATTACTACGACTGACAACCAGCTTCTGAGGTAAACCATTCACTAGAGTATTATCCTCGTAGTCAACACTATCTTTGAAGTGTGCAGCGAAGTCACGTTTTGCAAAAGCAATTTTGACGTCCTTTTTGTTAGACATCTTTGCGGCACCACCAACAGCTCGTGCCCTCGTATAAAAGTCCATCGGTATACCTCCTTACTCAGAGTAGGAAGCGTATGTATCATAGTCGATGGTCTTACGCTTACGGGTCGAGCGGTCTTTTGCCATATAGTTATCCAACATTGTCATATTCTCCTCATGGATGTCTTTCACAAGGGCACGAATACTCGCACGCTCATTAGCAGGGGAGAATACCTGTAAACTTGTAGGAAGGTCTTGTGCGCTAAATGCCTTTAGCTTTCCAAATTCTCGTTTGAAATGTTGCTCCAACATCATGTGCGCAAGCATATCAATTTCGTCGTATGTAAGGTCTGAATTGAATTCCTCTAACTCAGAATCATAATCATCAAAGCTAAAATTCTCTTCAGGTTCAATATTTCTGAAAATAACAGAAAGTGACTCCATTAAATAACTCTTTGCACGGTCATGCACAAGGTTTCTTACTTCATTCTCGCTCAGGTCAAAATACTGAAAGAAATTACTATCAGTTTCAACCAGCTCATAGAACTTGTCGTATATTTCCGAAAATGCGGTCACACTATCCCTCCAATCTTACTCGGCGGGAACGACCTCCGCCTTTTCTGCCTCTACCTTCTTACGGCCACGCTTAACAGTAGTCTTTTCCGCAGAGCTGTCCTGTGCAACAGGCTGCGCACCTGCCATCATAATAGATTGCATCTGTGCCATCATAACCTGCATCTGCTTCTGCATTTCAGCCATCTGATTCTTTGCAGTCTCAAGTTCTGCCTGAACATCAGCAGGGGCAGACTTGGCTGCAGGTACAACAGACAACTCGCTGTTACGCTTGCCAGCACGAAGCTCCTTGTAACGCTCGTCAATCAGGCGCTTGACCTTAGTAGACAGATCTTCACCGGCATTGGTCATACGATAAAAGCGACCACGAATACGCTCAAACTGAGCGCCATCCTTAATGTCAATCATACGCTGAAGATTTTCGACAGTTGGATTCAGAATCGTATCATCAATATCTTCAATGAATAGAACATCGTCACCCTTAATGCCAATAGCCTTAAAGATTTCATTCTGCTCTTCAGGGCGAAAACGCAGAACACCATTCTTGAACGCAGAACAAGTGCTGTTCATATACATAATCTCCTCCGGCGGAATAGGAATCACACAAGGCTCTTCCACACTACCGGGCTCGAAAGTATAGCCCTTACCGTTCAATGACGAAATGGTAACCACGTTATCGTCGCAGTTCAGAACGTCAATAAACTTCTTTTCCATCACGGAACTCATAATTTGTCTCCTTTTCTATAAAAGCGGAAGCCGCAAAGCCCCCGCCCAGATTTGCCTTTGGTAAAAATTACTGCAGAACAATCTTAGCAACGCGCTCGATATGATCAATGCTGTAGCCGAAGGTAAAGTCCTTGACCATCAGATGGATCTTTTCGTTGTTGTTGTCGTGATCCTCGTAAGTATGAGTCTCACCCTTCATGTCAAGGCGACCAATCTTGCCTGCGATACCATAAATTCTCTTCTGCTATTTTTAAGAAAAATGTTTATCTAAAATTGATTCAATGTTATCAAAATCCGTGTAGGGAATCCTGATAAGCTTAATGCCGTTATTTTGGCAATACTCGGTTTTAATGTTGTCATTCCGTTGCTGTGTCTCAAATTTATACTTGACACGTTCAGCAGATTCGCCATCTCCAAACTTTACTGGCTCAAAATGTTGTTCTCCATCGTATTCGATGCAAGTGTTTTTGTCCTTGACGTAAAAATCAAATGGTAATGGACGAATATTCCTACAATCATCAAACTTAAATTCACGAGTGTAGTTTATTCCGTTGTCATCAAAATACTTTGCAATACGTAAAGCACCATGCGATAGATTGCATTTTGGGCAACCTCTTCCTGCTAAAACAGAACCAACAAGAGTGTGCCACTCATAACCACATTTTTTGCATCGAAAATTCGCATGAGATGACATATCTTTATAACCATTTATATATTCAATACGATCATTCGTTTTTGCGATTCTTTCAATAATTTCTGCCTCTGAGACACGAGCCTTTCCAGCACATTTTGGACAACCAGAATTTCTGTTATTAAGTATCGTATCGGGGATTGCAGTCCAATGATAACCGCAAACATCACATGCAAAGTCCACTTTTACGGAAATGCGAACGTATTTTGAAAGAATACGGATAGTAGGAAACCGCTCGTGCATTTCTTTCAAAAACTCATCTTCTGTACGTCTATTTGCAGCACGCCGACAACACTCCATACACCCATGACCCTCAAGTAAGGTGTGTGGAACACCGTCCCACTCATATCCATCAATCTTACACTTACAACGAACACGAGAATCATTTTTCTCATATTCTGAAAGCAATTCAATGTTTGGATTTACCTTAAAGAGTTCTTCTCTAAATTGAGTAGGGGACTTTCGATACGATTTTCCACGTTTTAAAGATACACAAACTGGGCATCCATGAGTTGGAATTTCCAAAAGCATTCTTGCTTGAACTTCTCTAACGTCGCCACAAATCATACATTTCCGAAGAACTTTTTTCCTTCCACCTTTGTAGTCAGAAAGAACTTCAAAAGAAGGATTTATTTTACGAACTTTTTCCTTAAACTCTTCGGTTGTCATCATACGAATCATTTTGCACACCTCCTTTCTTGCAAAATAAAAGCCAGATACTCTACACAGCATCTGGTTGAATCAAAATATTAGATAAACACTATAATCGGACGCTACTCCGTTCTTGTTGCATATAGCAACCTCGTACTCTCATACGAGCAAAGACTATATCTTCACCCAGTAAAAACTGGGGCACACCACTTCGGATGCCAAACACTTGCATCCTAACCGCTCCCACGCGGATAGTCGTTGAACCTTCTCCTTTTCGGAGCTTGGTTGCTGATTGCCCATTATTTTTAATGTTTAGGTTTTAACCATGCATCATCTACAATTTTCTTTCTACTTTCGCAACCACCCATCTAGGCATATTTCATCCTTCTGTTTTGGTAATTGTAGTTTTAGGGTTTTCCAGCAATTCAATGTGTATTTGTTATCGTGACTTACATCACGACTGGACTATATTACGTAAATTTACATAAATTTAATCCGGGATCAGCAGGGAACCATCACCCAGCTTCTTGGCGGAGCTAATACCAGTGATAGCAACACCATCGTAAGTCTTGACCAGACCATAACGGTTAAACTCATCCTTAGCTGCGTCAGACAGATACTCAGCGTAACCAGTCATACGACGCATCTTAGCACAATACTTCATCAGGCTGACAGTGAAGGGATTACCACCATCTGCGTACTCATTCAGATACAGAGACAGAGCGTCCATGTCCTGCATAGTGGGCTCCTTACCCTGTGCATCGATCTTCTGCTCACCACCAGTAATAGCGTCATCAACCATACTGAAGATGTCATAGAACATCTGGTTCTTCAGAGCCTCAGTCATAAAGGTGGTCAGAGTTGCAACACTCTTCCAAGCATTACGTCTTACTTCCACAAAGCTAAGGTCAGCCTCGATCTGCTTATTACGCCAGACGGGCTTAATAGTCTCGTAGTGCAGGTAAGACTTCGGCACGTTGCCGCCCTTAGCTGCATCATAAGCCTTCAGAGTGTTCTTAACAGTACGACCTGCCTCGTAATCATCAAACTCACCAACATTACCACGCTCAAACATAGAGTCCAGCAGCTCATCAGGTGCACCATACAGCTCATCAGTCACGGTGCGGTTAACAAACTGAGCAATCTCCTTGTTGGGGTCGCCCTTATCAATCAGCTCCTCAACATGAGCGCCAACAACCTCAGCAATTTCCTTGTCCTCGGCATCCATAGCGCGATTGTACTGAGTCTTCTCAGCAACTTCATAAACACGACCAGGCTGCTTCATCAGCTCGGCCACTTCAATATCCAGTGCCATAATTCATTTCCTTTCTCTTCGCGCAAAATAAAAGAGCTACCGCCAAAAGACGATAGCCTTAAATTTCACGTATCATATTCAAGATTTTTCTCTCAATCAAGCAACAGTCTTTGCCTCGGGCAGCACACTGATCATAATCAGCTTGTGGCCGTTATCATCCATCACACCAGCAAACTCAAAACGAGAAGTACCAGTAGTAGCAACCTGCCACTTACCGTCAGTGTTGACCTCCAGCAGCTTGCCGATATTGGTATCCTGTGCATCAGCAGTCTTGTACTGGTCAGTGCCGTACAGCTCGCCAGCATACATAGGAACGCGCTTCACCAGCACACCCTCCTTAATCTCGGTGACCATCTTATCATAGTCATCAAAATTAGTCTGGCTTGCATAGATGCCCTCCGGGATAAACTCATGGGCAACCATCTCGATGCCCTCAGCAGTAGCTGCGTCAGGGAACTTAACCTGACCAGCCTTGTGATCAACCTGAACACCCATACCGGTGACCATAGCGACCTTTGCGGCATAGTTAGCGGGAATATTCTTCGCGCCGTTCACCATCAGTTCACGAATCATAATATTTTTCCTTTCTCTCAAATGTTATTACTTACCCAAATATTCCCGCCATGCGTCACGCTTGTTAGCGCTAGTGGTGTTATACTTGGTTTCATTCAAATTCAGCTTGATACTCTCAGACTTATGTACCTCAGAGGTCTCAATCTTCTTTTCAGCAGGCGCCTTCTTGGCAGCTTCAACGCAACGCTCGGCAATCACACTCTTGATGCCGGTCTCGTCCAGATTATCAATCAGACTTGCGTAGTTGCCACCATCGGAAACTTCAGCTTCAGTAATCATCTTGCTGGAGATTGCGTACTGACGCAGATCCTCCTTCTTCTGTGCAAGTTCTGCAGCCGCCTTTTCTGCCTCTGCTTTCTCGGCCTGATCCTTATACGGAGTCAGTGAAGCAACCTCTTCCTTTGCACTCTGCAACTCAATGTTCAGGCTTGCAATAGTGTTATTCAACTCCGCAATCTTGGTATTGACATCAGAAATAGAAATGGTCAAAGTGATATTCTGCGGCTCGCCAAGAGAAACTTCATCGCCCTCAACAGTATAAGGGAACATAATGTAATCCAGCTCGTTCATGTAGCCCCACTTCTTGCACCAGATAGTGTGATCTTCAGGGAACATATCAGTCATGTAGTAATCAGAGCTAATCTTTGACACTGCATCTTCAAGCTTCATATACAGATCACGATCAGTCAGACTGGAAGTCTCTGGAGTGGGCTCAGGCTCACCAGCAGGTTCAGTGCCAGTTTCAGGCTCGGTCGGGGGAGGAGTTTCACCGCCTTCCTCGGAAGTTTGAACATCAGGCTCTGCCGGAGTAGTGGGCTCAGTAGCAGGTGCTGCGTCAGGCTCGCCAACGGGAGTCTGCTCTGCCTGCTCAGGCTTAGTGGACTCGACCTGTGCGGTCTGAGTCTCCTTGTCCTTATTCAGTTCCAAATTTTTTGCCTCCTTTTCATTAGATTCTATATTTGAAATCTCTTTTGTGTCCTCGATATAGGCATTTGCCAATTCAAGACCAAAATCGGTTTCAGCGACTTCAAGCAGTTTAGAGCACTTATATGCCGGTTCAACATTTGCACCAAGCAAGCAATGTGCAGTAAACACACCATCGTCAATGATTTTTGCCATGCGACCACCCACGATTCCCTTATGAGCTTTCAGCACATCAATTTCCCAACTGGTGTTTAACGTGCCACTCTCAATACGGCGCAGAATCGTCGCACAAGCCTTTGGATATCGCTTCCAGATCTTACAAGAGGCAACAATAAAGTCGGTATCGTCAATTTTCTCGATACCGACTGACTGAAAACTACCGAATGCATCAGTGTCAAATTCAGCAGTTTTGTATTCATTGCCATCATCGTCTTTTCTGGTGACGACTTTCATATTGTGACCTGAAAAATCCAGTTCACCCTTTGGAGCTACGACCAACTTGCCAACAAGCGGGTTGCCAACCAGTGTACTCATCCAACTTTCAATGGTGTCACGGTTCAAAGCAACCTGATTCCCATTTACTGAGAAGTCACAGATGACAAACTTGGCAAGATAGTGGTCTGGATGCTCCGTAATCTCAGAGCAACAGATGTTTCTACTATAGAAATACTCCTTACTCATCGTTCATCACCTCACTTACTATCTTTATTTCTCTGCTGGTCATAAATTTGTTTTTCGGTTTCCTCGCCCTTTGGACGACCTGTTTTTTTGTCACTGTCACCACCACCGCCGGAATTACCGGTCGATGTATAAGAGGTCTGGCGAGCCACAAACACATCGTCATAACCTTCTTCGGTTTCAGCCTGACGCTTGCGTAATTCGTCCTCAGCATGAAGTCCCATGTACTCGTAAGCAGTCTTGTAAGAACAGTTCAAAGTGGTAAACAGGAACTGAGCAATCGCCTTCTTCATCTCCATACCCATCATTTCAGTAGTAGAGACTTTCACATCAGGGCAGTACATCGGGTCTACACCTGCATCTTCAAGGCGAATTCGATACCATCGCTTTAATACATCCTCAATCTGCTCTGCGATCTTACCGATATTTTTCATCAACTGGTCAAGAGACACTTTTGCAGTTGAAACAGTCTGCTGGCCGTCAGTATTCAAGAAACTAATACCCAAAGCAGCCATCTCTCGGTTGCGATACTGTTTGACAGTCTCGATATTTGTCATCTCAACTTTTGGCTCAACATACTTAATATCCTTTACATAAGGCGCGGTAGTCACAAGTACGGTATTTTGTTTCCATGCACGCAACAGATTGTCATGTGCCGTCACCTGTTCAGAGAACCCTTTCTTGTCGTTGTTTGGTCCCATCAACGCTGGGTCAAGCTGTTGCCAGATGATTTTCTTTGCCTTTGCCTTAGCATTTACACGGTCTGAAGTATCAAAAGTTTCAAGCATCAATGCCGGACGTAATGCGCGGAACAGGGGAGAGACACCATATTTCTGCCCCATATTGCCAATACGAATCACACCACAATGGTCAACATCCAATTTTGCATATGTGTCACCATTCTTAAATGCCTGATACACCTCGTCTGGATAGTTATTTTGAATCTCAGTTTCCTGATTTTCAAAGAACAGTGCTTTATTCTTCTTATCCTTCAGCATAGATTTGCTCAAAGCGGATTTCAGCTTAGACATATTTATAAGCACAACAGGCTGTCCATTTGATAGGTAATCACTTATCTCAGCAATACCAAGAGGGTAGTAGTCTACAATGTAGTTCTCATCCTTTTGACGCAGATATGTAATGTAAGTGCCCTCTGCATAAGTCATCGGAATGGCGGCACGCAGCAGACTTCGCACATTGATTTGTGTATTGAAGTCATCAATCACTTCACGGGCATAATTTACCTGTTTTGTCTTATTACGCTGCTCGGGGAACTGCGCAAAACTGCATTTGAACTCCGTATTAACATTCGCCTCAATCGCATCATAAGTAATACCAATCAGGTCGTCTTTATTGATGTAATTACGGATGATTCCATTGACCGTTTGCACATTCGTCAGGCTTGACTGTAACCCTCGTGCAAGTTCATCAATTCTGTCAACCGTCAGCGTTTCAGAGGAGGCTGAAATTTTCAGGTATGTACTATATTGCTTATTTTCAGGATCATAGGATGCGATAGCATGGCGGATAACATTATCCATTCTTTCTTCTGAAAGCTCGTTTACAGATGTAAGCACAACAGTACCATCATCTGTCTGTGAAGCAGTCACGACATCAAAATCTTCCTTTTTCTTTCTTGCCACATTTTCACCTCCTCTACTTAGAAGTCAATGTTAGAAATACAAATCGGCGGAGTAGTCATTGTCTCCACCGCAGACTGGCGCACTTTATCCTTACGACGTAACTCATATAGACGATGAGCGAGTAAAATTGCAACGTAAAAACGATCATCATGAATTTTATTGGCAACATCGGGTGCCAAAGCATATGTTACGGTCGTATTTTCAGAGTTTGTCGTTTTCTGAATACTTGTAATCTCGTTCTTCATCAAGTCGATATTAACCCACGCAGTCTGTTCCTCTAAGGAGAGTTCATGCGTCTTCAAAATTTCTTGACCAGTTGATTTGTCCACACCATCTACTACCTGAACGTAATCTCCGCCATTATATTCAAGAGGGAAGTGAATGACGCCAAGATTCATCAGCTCAATAAATTCCTCAACCATGGCAGTACGGAATTTACGTGGACTAATTAGACGTAGCTTGTCAACAGCATCTGGGTAACGGGCATCATATCCTTCATATAATTCATGATTTGCGTCGATAAAACCACGATGTTCTGCGCCTGTTTTATCAGTCCAATTGTTAAGCAAACCGTCCGCATATGTGGAAGTACCACCGCCGCCTGCGCCTTGGTCAATCATCAATCTATCAATGTACTCGTAATCAGGATTTTGACCATTATAATGTAGAATCAACTCATGCAACTGCTCAAGCTGGCGATTAGAATCGAGCTTGAATTTTTTCTCATTCGCAAGGTCAACCATGTTCACGCAATTTATAATGTCGCCACACATGCCGTTTTCTGGATCGTTATAAATGCGCATAACGCCAACAATAGAGTTATCCATTGTGCGGGCAGGATCAAACGCAAGAATATACTGGTAGTTCTTATCCCAATAAAGCTGTGGTATATACTTTCGCTCATTGCGACGAACTGTACCCCATTTGATGATCTGGTTTACGCCACCATCACGGCTTGGGCGATTATAATATTCACGCAACGCCTTCATTTTATTTGACTTTAGAGCTGCTTCAACTTTATCTCTCGTTAGCAGAGCCTTGTATGGCTTGCCGTTCATATAAACCTGAATTGCAACATCACAAATCATGTCACAAACAAAATAATCACGGTCACCGGCAATCATACGCTTTGCAAAGTTTTTGTAATAACGATAGAATAGTTTATCCATTGTATCCTGACTCGAAGCATACACAAGCTGTGTAGGAACCTTGCGAGGCTGGGTTTCGGGGTTATAAGAATCATCCGTATCAGTCACAAAGTCAGTATTCTGAGTGGCAAAAGCTTCACAGACAACAATAAGTTCGTCAGAGCAAAACGCAGCCTCGTCAAAAAACACAAGAGTTGCACGACGAGATCGGTTAGAATCCGGGTTGGAGTTTAGCGTGTTAATGGAGCTACCGTTGTAAAACTCAACAACATACCCGGCGGGATTATGACTAAAGCCACTCTTATTGGTTGCAGACTTTTTCGTTTCTTTCTCTGCAATATCTTGCAGACTACGGATAGACGCAGCTGTTTTACCAACACGAGTGACAATTTCTTCAATTTTATTAAAAGTTTCCTTACTCTGATCACCAACGCTACTTACAATATAAATAGCTTGATTCTCATATAGGATAGCCTTTAGTAGAATAAAAACAGAACCTACAAAAGACTTACCAAAGTTTCGACTACACGCCCAAAGAACATGACTTGCATTCCAGCTTTGCTCCAGCATGTATGCCTGTGCATCGAATAGTTGGATGCCCAACAAATCTCTGGCAGCAATAACAGGATTCCGACGATAGAATGCAATCGTTGCCGCATCACACTCGTAAATCTTACGTTTTACGGCTGTGATAATAGGCGCTCTTTGCTTCATTCTCATACGGCATCACCATCCGTATCTTTTGCGCTTGCGTCAATACCGGCATCTTCCAACAGCTCTTTGAGCCGCTGATTCTCAATCAAAGACAGCCTGTATTTTTCCTTAGCGTCATCACTTTCTTTCTGGAACTTATCAATCAGTTCTCTTTGTGTATCGAAAATTTCCTGCATGTCATTTTCGTCAAAGAAAGCGTTTTCCTTGATTGCCTTAACACTCATATCTGCCGCCCATTGAGTGCCCGGAGACCGTAACTGGTCGTAGAAGTTTGCTTCTGCGCCAGCAATATCCTTTTCACGCATATCCTTCATCAAGAATGTAAGAGTATTACGTCCGGCATCCTTATTGGAACGGTTCTTAACAGAGATCTCATTTTCCTTAGCAATCTTATCGTTATTAGAAACCAACTTTACCTTAATATCATTCAGACTCTTGATTGCTTCCGCTGAGTTCATAGGATTCAGACGAGCAATCTGCAAGTCGATTTGACGTATCTGGTTATTATTGTTCACAACCTGAACAATTTGTGATAGCTTGAACGGGTCATCTTCAATACCATCCTCAAAATACTTGATAAGTTCGCTAAATAGATATCGGCGGTCACTTTCGTTATAGCCTTCAAACGGATCGTATCCAATGACAGAAACACAGTCTTCTTTTGCCTGAATCTCAGCTTTAGACCACTTCTGTTCTTTTTCTTTCTGAATATCAACAGCCGTTTTGTTTAATTCTCCGCCAGTGATCGTGGTACAAAAATTCTGAAATTGAAACTGTTTTTGATTTAGCTGCCTAAGATAAAGACCTACAGAAAAGGTGTTATTATGAGAAACAACCGAATCGAAAAGAGAATTGTAAAACGGTGCATCAAGAAGATGACACATTAAGATACAGGCAGTACGTTCACTTCCATATCTTATCTTGAACTCATCAAAAAGACTATTTACACATTTTTTACAAAGAGGTGCATAACAGTTATTTGCTTTATATAATAGACTGTGTGGCAAACGATAAAATGTACCTGTTGGTTCTTCTGTCGAAGTACCGCACCGCAAACAATTGAAATTTGGTTTATTCGTAAGAATAACGTCTTCCTCAACAATCTTTTTCTTTCTCGGCAAACAACTCACCTCCATTCATTCAAAATAAAAGCCGTAGAACGTGCGCACATCCTACGGCAGCAAAAGATCCACCCTCATGAGCACCAATAATCTGGGAGGCCGGGTAGATTTCATTCTATAAAAGACCTATCATGATACGCATCGTTGAGAGGCTTGATAGGTTCTGTTCAAAATTCGACCTCGGAATTTTGAGCTGAGGTCTTTATCATCTATGTAAGCTTGCTATGTTACCGACATAAATGTCGTGAACATACCTCGCCCTGCCGGCGAACCGGCATAATAATCAAAATAAACCTACCGCCAGATTAAGTAGAAAACTGACGATAGGCTTGCGAAGGGAGGTTCTGGGTACAGGTGTGGGAGTCAAACCCACCCAAACACAGCTTATGAGGCTGGTTAGTACATCGGCACTATCACCTGCGTTATGAAACCTACCTTTTAGCCGGTGGTAGGAAACCGGTTTTAATTATAAGCCCTCCGGGAGAAGGTTGGCGCGGTCTCAGAGATTCGAACTCTGGCATCGGGTTCACCGACCTAACGGTTTTCAGGACCGTTCTCTTCAACCACTTGAGTAAGACCGCACAATAAAACAAGCATCTATCAAACTATCCGAGCTAAGTTGAATTGTTCTCGTGTCGATAAAACGCTTGTTTTAGACTTTTAAAGCTTCGCATTAACGTAGCGAAACACGAATAGCTTATCATTTCATTCCGCAGAATTACTTTGCATCCAACCATCCATAGATTAAGTTGGTCTAGGCGGTAGCAACTATTGACCGCACAGCGTGGAGCCACCTGTAGGAATCAAACCTACGACATATGTGGTACGAACACATTATTCTATCTACTGAATTAAAGTGGCATGGAGCCAGTGACATGACTTGAACATGCGAAATCCATAAAGGCATCGGGATTACAAAACCCGCGTTCTACCAACTGAACTACACTGGCACAATAAGCTGGAGCAATCACCCCAGCCCATAGAAAAGGAGACAATAAATGATGTCCCAAGCAGACCTTGCGGTCGTACTTCTTTTTTAATTACCCACTTATTGGTAGGGTGTCACCGCTTTTAATTCAAACGCACGATGCGTGTTTTATCTTCATTCAACCTTCCGAATTTATCCTGATAAACCAGAATAAATCCTTCTCGCTGAGATGGGGTTAATTTTCCATCTGCATAATCCATTTTTGACGTTTCACAACAACAGCCCTGCTCATAAATTACAGAATTACC